AACAAGCGGATCCGTCGGACCATCACGCCGGGTGCTGCCGTGGAATACAGAAATCCCTATTCCGAAATGCGCCGCAGCGACGACACCAATCAATTGACTGTGCAGCCTGTGGTAGCCAATGGCAGCTTTCAATTCAGGGAGGCGTTCTGATGCCCTCGTCTTTTCCGTTCAGCCAGAGCGTGGTGAATATCATCGCCTCCGGGAAATTCATGCCGGTATACGCGGTCCAGCTCGACTTTGTCGACGGAATGGTCTTCGCGCACACCGGCACCGGCGATCTAGTGGTCGACGGCATCACGTATCTGGGCGTGGGCAATTTCGGCCAGGTCAGCCAGTCGCAGGAGAGCGACAACTCAGGCTCGCCAATGTCGGTCGAGCTGACCCTCAGCGGTCTCGATGCCTACATCCTGTCCGAGACCAACGTGCGCGGCTGTCGCGGGCGTGCGGCCAAGGTCCTGTTTGTCGTGTTCGACGAGGCCGGCAACTACGCGGCGGACATCCTGTTTTCGGGGCGAATGGACGCGTCCAAGTTCTCGTTTTCCGGTAATGGCGAAGACGGCAACAGCATCACCGTGCCTGTCGTTGACCGGATGGCCGAGTGGAGCCGCACCGGCACCGAGCGCTTCACCGACGAAAACCACCGCGCACGCCATGACGGCGACCGGTTCTTCTATGCCATCGCCCAGATGTCCGAGTGGCCCATTTACTGGGGCTCGAAGAAGGACGCACCGACATTCACTTATGGAAGTTAGCCATGCGCTACCGAGACTGGACAACCCGTCTGAACGACACGATCAAGGCCGCCCAAGAGCGGCCTTTTTCATGGGGTGAATTTGACTGCTGCCTGTTCGCGGCGGACTGCGCGGCGGCTGTGTGCGGCGTAGATCCGGCCGAGCAGTACCGCGGCAAATACACCACGGAAACCGGCGCCAAGCGACAGCTGAAGAAGCAGCACGGCAGCCTTGAGGCGGCATGGGACGCCTGTTTTGTGCGGGTTCCGCTGACCTTCATCCAGCGCGGCGACGCGGTCATGTACGACGCGCCCGGTGGCCGAAGCATGGCCGTCTTCTGGGCTGGCGATTTTTGGGCAACAACCGACGACGGCGCAGCCCGGGTCGAATGCGCGCCACTGGCCGCGTGGAGGGTTGAATGAGCGGCGGCGTAAAGAAACTTGCTCAAGTCGCGGTCGGCGCTGTTCTTGGTTTTGCCCAGGGCGGCCCGTGGGGCGCGGTCGCTGGTGCGGCGCTGGCCTTCTACGCAGCCGAACAACAGGAAAAGCTCAACACCAAGTCGCCGTTGCGCGACAACGAGCCTTCGGCGCAGACCGTGCGCTCGTCCAAGGCGCCGGTACGTTTCATCCTTGGCCGGGTTTCCACCGGCGGCGTACTGGTCTGGGCTCAGGAGCAAGCAGGTACTCAAGGGGAGGGTGAATGGCTGCACCTGGTCTACGTGCTGTGCGAGGGGCCAATCACCGCGCTGGAAAACATCTACCTGGGTGAAGAGGACATCAGTTCGTTTGGTTCGCTGGCCAGCTACGAGCTAGTGGTGAACCCGACTCAGGTGAATGCCTTCCTTAAAGCCAATTGCCCGGACTGGAAGGATTCCCAGATCGGCCGCGGGCTTTCTTACGTTCGGGTATCGCTGCAATACAGCGCCGAGAAATTCCCATCCGGCATTCCGGATACGCGGTTTGTGGTGCGCGGGCGCAACGATATCTACGACCCTCGCACCGGTACCGCCGTGTACAGCGCCAATACCGCGCTGCATCTGCTCTGGTTCCTGCGTAACCGTTGCGGCGTGCCGGATGATGAGATCGTATTCGAAACGTTCGCCAGTGCAGCCAACGTCTGTGATGAGGCCTTGACCAACGCTGACGGATCAACCAGCCAGCGCTATCGAAGCGGCTGTGTCATTGGTGCGGACGAGCAGCGCACGGGCGTTTTGCAGAAGCTTGAAGCCGCATCTGGCGGGCATCTGATCCGCGTTGGTGGCCGCTGGATGTTTCAGGCGGGAGCCTACTACGGGCCTTACGACTTTGAGATCACCGAAGACATGGTGATTGGCACGGTCACCGGCAGCACTGAGTCGACCAATGACTCGGCGATCAACACTGTCCGTGGCACGTTCATCGACCCGGAACAGTCGTGGACGGAAACTGACTACCCGGAAGTCAGCGTTGCCGAGTGGGTCGTGGAGGACGGCGGCGAGGCGGCGGAAACGCTCACGTATTCCTACGTCACGGACCCGTACCAGGCCCAGCGCCTGGCAAACATGGAGCTGCGCCGTCGTCGCGCCGGTGGTGCAATCAGCATCCCAATGAATTTCGCCGGCTACAACTGTCGGCCGGGCCGCGTGGTTCGGGTCAATCTGCCGTCGCTGAACATCCTCGGTGAGTTTATTGTTTCGGACTGGTCCATGGGCGACAGCGAAGGCTGCACCGTCCAGGTGAAGCAGTACGAGCCCGCCATATTCGATGATGCCGTGGGCCAGCCGTACAACCCGCTCGGCTTCATCAATCTGCCATCCGGCGGCCTGGGATCTCCCACGGGACTGACCTGGACACAGAACACTGGGGCTGAGGTCGTGCAGGGTGTCCTGTCCTGGACGCCGCCGGCGGGGATTGTTTCGTCCTACGTCGTCATCGTTCGCCAAGGCGCGACCGCTGTGCAGTCGCACTCGGTACCGGCAACATCGACTCAGTGCGCAATCAATGGGCTGGCGTCTGGCAACTACTCGATGAGTGTGGCGGCGGTAGGACCTATGGCGCGATCCGGTGAGGCGACCATCACCGTCAGCATCATGGGGCCACCAATTCCTGAGTCTTGCGTGGTGCAATCCTCGATCGACAGCATCGTGCTGATCCCACAGAACACGCAGAACGGTCTCAATGGCGGCACTTACGAGTACTTCTTCAGCACGTCGCCGACGGCCACATCGAACGATGCGGACTATCTAGGGCAGGGACTGTCCTTCACGCATACGGGCCTGGCTTTTTACACGAACTATTACTACTTCATCCGCTCTTCGAATGCCTATGGGAAAAGCTCGTTCCTCTATGTGCCGACCCAAACTTCGAATGACGTTTCGGCGTATCTCGCGGCGCTGGCTGGGCAAATTACCGAGACGGAACTCGGCGAGGACCTGCTGGAGGAAATCCAGAAAATCCCGGGGCTTCAGGCGCAGATCGATGCGCTCGACGGCCTCAAGGGGTACGACCCGGAAACAACCTACGTTGAATACGATCTTGTGGTCGTGGGCAAGCGGATCTATCAGGCGACCGGCAACGTACCGCTCAATACTCCGCCGCCGAACCCTGCCTACTGGCTCGACGTCGGCCAGACGGTTGAAACGGCCAATGGACTGGCACAGCAGGTCGCGACCAATACCGCCGAGATCACCGACCTCGACGGCGTGGTTACGGCTCAAGCGACAGCATTCCAGGCCTTGCGCGCATCGTCGAGAGACGACAACGGGGAAGGGGAGCTTGCGGATGCGCTGAAAGGCTGGGACAGCACTGCATCGGCAGCCACGGAAACCAAAGTCCGCACCTCTGAAAACTTCGCGATGGCGCAGCGGATCACCACGCTGGATGCAGAGGTTGGCGAGAACGCGGCCAACATCACCGAGCTTGAAGAGGTGGTGGTCACCAATCAGCAGGCAACAGCTCAGCAGTTGGTCCAGCTGAACACGACAGTTGGCAACCAGCAGACCGCCATCCAGCAAAACACCTCGATCATCAACGACGTGAACGGCAAGGTGACGGCGAGCTGGTCGGTGAAGATGCAATACAACTCCGGCACTGGGCAGTACATCGTCGCCGGGGTCGGGCTTGGCATTGAAAATGGCCCTGCCGGCCTGCAAAGCCAGTTCCTCGTCAGTGCGGATCGGTTCGCGATCGTCAACAGCATTGCTGGCGGCGCCGTGTCGGTTCCGTTTGCGGTGCAGGGCGGCCAGGTGTTCATGAACTCGGCGTTCATTCAGGACGGCACCATCACCAATGCCAAGATCGGTAACTACATCCAGTCAAACAACTATGTGGCAAACACTCAGGGCTGGCGCCTTTGGTTCGACGGCACGTTTGAGATCAACTCGGCGTTCGGCGGAGGCGGACGACAGCTGATCAACAATTCTGGCGGCAAGGTGTTCGATCCAAACGGCACGAAACGCTACCAGTGGGGGGATCTAAGCGTATGAGTTACGGCGCCAGAGTGTGGGACGAAAATGGCAATCTGACCATGGACACCACGACATTCACTTACCAGGTGATCTGGCAGGGCGTGATTGACTTCAGTGGCGCCACGCCCAGCTACACGCTGAACATCCCGGGCTTCAACCCGGCCAACTGCGTGTTCATGATCATTCCGACCAGGGCACAGGATGTGCAATCGGCAGAGAACGACGGCTTGGGAAACACCAAGTCGTACCCGTACGTCACCACGGCGGTTGGGCAGGTCACCGTACTACCGAAAAACCCCTCTGCTGGGGCGTCAGTCGGCCAGACAAGGATTGTCGCCAAGGCGTACGCGATAAGGTATTCGACATGAGCTATGGCTTTCAAAGCATCAACGACAACTCGTTTGTCCAGATCGACTCGGAAGCGCCACGACTGTGCATGCTGACCAAAGGTTCGTATTCAGGGACGACCAATGCCTCGGGCGTGTTTGCCAGGGCCATCACCAGCCAGGATCCGCCACTGGTTTTCGTCCGCCCTGATGCGGGAGCAATCCAGGTGCCGATATCGGTGTGGTTCACCGGCGGCCCGGGTAACTGGACTGGCTTCAGCATGAAGGCGTCCAACGTCACGGCAACGTTGAGCGGTCAATATTTCGTGGCCGCTTGGGCTTCGATGGGCACTGCCGCATATGGCCTGCGGTTATGGGACCAGAACGCCGCGCTGGTTTATGACAGCGGCGCGCCGGCGGTGGTGGTGACCTTCGCCGCGGGTAACTGGACGTATCTCGGCGACGAGGTGCTAACCGTTGGCCGCCGTTACATCTGGGGCATTAGCAAGCTGCTGGGGGCAGGCGAATACATCTCCCTCAATCCGTTCGCCATGAACTGCCACAACGCCTCAAGCGGTGGCGGCTGCGCGCTCGGTGTCGATTACGCCAACAGCCGCATCCTCATGTACAGCCTCGCCACAAACGCCTGGACCGACCAGGGGCACCGTCCATTCCTCTGCGCCAAATTGTTGGCCTGAACACCTACATTTCTGGAGATACTCAATGCCCTGGTACAAATCAGGAACGGTCTCTGTCACCCAAAATTCCAATGCCGTGATCGGCACCGGCACTGCATTTATTGCTAACAGTCGTGTCGGCGATGCGTTTCGCGGGCCGGATGGTGGCTGGTACGAGGTGACGAACATCGCCAGCGACACCGCGATGTCGATCTCGCCGAACTATCAGGGCGCGACCAATGCAGCCGGTATCTATGCACTGGCGCCAATGCAGGGTTACGTCAAAGACTCGGCCGACGCTCTGCGGGCGTTTGTGAACCAGTACGGCCCCAAACTGGCCGCACTGGGTACGACCGGCAACTACGACATATTGCCCGTGACTAAGGGCGGTACTGGCGGGACTGATCAGGCCAGCGCCCGGACTGGCTTGGCGGCAGCGAAAAGTGGTTCCAATAGCGATATCACCGCGCTCACCGGCATGACTACCGCGTTATCTGTAGAGCAGGGTGGAACCGGTGGCAAAACACCAGCCGAGGCGAGGGCAGGTATTGGCTTAGGACCAACTGCTTCGCTCGCAATTGGCAGCATTGAGGTAACGGCAGCCACCCCATTCATCGACTTCCACTTCAACAACACCGTTACCGACTATGACGTGAGGCTGATCAACTCGGCAGCCGGCACGCTCAATGCCCTTGTAACAAACCCCAACGAGTTCAGGATCAACGGCGCCACGGCATGGAACGATTCCAACTGTGGTACCAAGCTTGGGTCTATCTCGGTTGGCGGGGTTGGGTCATACGGTTTTTTCTTGACCAA